GCCCAGAATCGCTTACTCTGATTTTTGGAGTGCTAGCCGCCAATGTAAGCAAATTCGTCCCATCAAAAGTCAGCGCACTCCCACTCGTCGCCACCTTGCTGCCGTTCAGATACAACACGCCGTTGGCCGTGCCGCCGGAGAGGGTTGGGTTGTTTGAGAACGTCGTGGCGCTGTTGAGCGTAATACCGCTAGTGGCGGTAATTCTCAGATTTTTGTTGCTCGTAATGTACGACTCAGCACCAACCGAAAGCGCGCTGTGTCCAACTGCAAACGATCCCGTGCCGCTTGAAGTCGTGATGCTCAGTTCGGATGTGTCTGTCGATGACAGCGTGGCGTTTGGGTTGCTGCTGTTTCCAGCCACCGTCAGTGTCGCGCCGTTGTAGCCAAGCGACGAACTGGTAGTCAGGTTCTTGCTACCGTTCAGATAGGCCACCGCATTGGCGGTGCCCGCGCTGTTGGTCAGCGTGCCGCCAACCGTGAGCGTCTTGCCAGTGCCAACATTGAGACCAACAGACGTGCCGCTGCCAGCGGCAGCAAACACACCGTCAACCATATCAAGGTTGGTGTTAAGTTTTCCGCCCCAGGTATCTGCAGACGCGCCGACTTCCGGCTTCGTCAGTCCAAGGTTGGTGGTTGTCGTATCAGCCATTTTTCGTTACCTCAAGCGGCTTGCAAATAAGCCGGATGTGTTTTTTCCGTCCACGTCTTCGCAGTATCTGTCTGCGCCGTCCACGTCTCTGCGGTATCCGGTATCACGCTCCACGCAACACTCGTATCCGCTACCGTCGCCCAGCTCTCTGCTGTATCCGCCTCCGGCGTCCAACTCTCCGCCGTATCCGGTATCACCTCCCACTTGAGGCGACCCGACACGACCACCACCGATACCGCGGATATCGCACAAGATGCGAGTTGCACCCGGTTTGCCGTGGCGGTCAGAGTGGCCGCTGCGTTGATTGCAGCGCCGCTCTCGTATACCGCCAGTGCGGTGGCTGTCAGACTGCTGGTGGCGGCTAGGGCAGCGGAGCCGCGCTGTATACGCTCCGCCGAGGCGGTTAGCGTCGCAGCAGCAGACAGTGCTGCAGCTGCGTTCTGTACCCTGTTGGCGGTCGCTGTGAGCGTTGCCGCCGCGTTGAGAGTCGCAGCCCCCTGCTGCACCCTCACCGCACTTGCCGTGACCGTAGCCGCGGCGCTCAACGTAGCCGCACCCTGCTGGATGCGGATACCCGATGCCACCAAGGTGGCGGCAGCGGTTAGTGTGGCTGACCCCTCTTTAGGGTCTATGCCATAGTTACCACGCCCATATAAGCCGCTGCCGTAACCGGCCACGGATTAGGCCAACGTAATGTCAAGATCGCCAGCAGGGACGCGGAACACGTCACCGGAGGCAATCGTCTTGCTCGAGGTCAGGTTGCCGTACGCCAAGAGGTTGCCGCTGGTCAGGTTGTCAAAGATGCCAACCGCAACCACCGTGCCCCACGTCGATCCGGCAGTCGGGAACTCCACAGCAGAGGTATTGCTCGCCGTGTCGTTCACTACCGTAAAGGCAATAGTCTGGCGCGCATAAGACGTGCCAGAGACTTCAGTGCCGCCACCAGTGTCATCCGGCGCGACGGTATACAGCGCCAGATAAAGCGTAGTAGGCGCCGTGTAAGCCGTCGCACCGAAGACGTGCAGCAGCACCTTGTTCTCGAGATAGTTTGAAAAAGCACTCACGGGATAACCCTCGTCGGTTTGACGCCAATGGCAAGACGGCCACCGCTAAATGAGGCACGCTCGTCTTGAATCAGCATGTCGTTGATCGCGCTCTGGTACTGGCTCGCCCACACCGCCATGCGCTCATCGTCGCGCAGGTACGGAGCGGCTTGCAGCAGTGAGCCGTAAAGGTACACATCAGGATGACGCGCCAGCACCCAGTTGGACGTGTTGGCGTCTGACAACTTGGCCAGCGTCGCTACATACGTCAACTCGGCGGCATAGCCAGTATCTGGCGCAGGGAGCACTTCAATCTGATTGCCAATCAGCGCGAAGTATCTTGGAGTGCCGGTGGTGCGATAGATGTACTTCTTGGCATCGAGTTCATCTTCGCTCAAGAACACCAGCGGCTGCACCGGAGCGGTGGCCGTCAACACCAAAGACTTGGCCGCCAGAAAGTCTGACGGCAGCGCAGAAAACGGCGTGTCGAGCGTAGCGCTCGAGCGCTTGACCATCTTCTGCGTCGGCAGCTTGCGCTCAATTTGCGCCTCTGCCAACGAGATGAAGTCAGGGATAACCGATGTCAGGTCATCGCGGTTTAGCCAATCCGCGAGACTAGACTTCAATTCGCTGTATGTGGTTAGTGCCACCTTCTACCTGCTCCTTCATCGCCCACGCACCTTCGTGTGAATATTCAAAGGTGCCGATGTGCTTGACGTGCTGCGAAAGGTCGTGATCCAGAAGTACCTCATACCCGGCCTCTTTGGCCTTGCGGCAGAAGAACACGTCTTCCCCGATGTAGTGGTTGCCAATCGTCGAGTACGGGATCGCAAACCAAGGTGCTTCGATATTCTCAAAAACCTCGCGCTTCACCATCATCACGCCCATGCCGACATAATCCACCGGCTCCAAGCCTTGCGACTCTGGCCCTGTGTATACGCGGTCAATCTTGCCGCCGCCGTCCATCATCGCTACCGGCTTGACCGGCATACGCCTGGTGGCATAGTTAGCGGCCACGATGGGCTTGTCGCGCAGAATCAGGTGCCCGATAGTTTCCTTCGGGAACCGCATGTCTGAATCAAGCCAGAGAAGATAATCCGCCTTCTCCTCGAGTGCTTGACGCGCAAGCTCCATTCTCTGAGAGGCGATCAGAGTTCCGTGCGATGTGTAAAGCATCACGCGGTCGTCTGTTGTCGCGGTATAAAACGACATCGCTCGCGCTAGGTCATAGGCAAACGAGGTCATCACCGTGTCCCTTGCTGGGACTAAAATGGCGACCGAGCGACTCATACGCGCCCCGGTCGTGTTCTAAACAATCTGTTGTCAGGATCGTTGAGCCAGCGCTTCATCGCTGCCGGGTCATCAATGATCCCCTGATTCTTGAGGCGGTAAAACAGTTGCATCGGAATTGAGGCAACTTTCGACCATTCACCCCATTTAGCGCGTTCGTCTACGCTATTAAAACTCGCCTTATTCTTCTCAATCAAGTCGCCGACTTTAAAGACCGTCTCAATCGTGGCCTCATCTTTGTCGGCATCATAGTGCCACCATTTGGTCGTACCCGTTGCCGGGTCATAGTCAAAGAGGCGCTTACCTGATGAATTCATGCAATCCTCAACTCAAGGGCGACGGCACCATTGCCGCCGCCCCGAGTTTATACGACTTTATTAGGTCGTGGTGAGGTCGGCAGCCAAGCCGTGCGCGGCTTCGGTGTTAACCTTCAAGCCCCACTCAACGAGGATCATGCGCTTCTCGGCGTCGCCGGTCTTCGCAAGTTCCACCGTCTGGAAGGGGCGCAGGAACGAAACGCCAGCGTACTCAGGATCAAGCACGAAGGCATCACGCTCACGCTGGAAGCGGTTCGGGACAACCGACACGTTGCCGAAGTCCGAAACATACACGTCAGCAGCGCCGATGATGACACCCGGCTTGTTGCCAACAACTTCCTTGCGGATCTCAGCGATACCGGCAAAGCCAGACACGCGCTGCTTGTTGACAGGGCCTACCATCAGGATCTTCGGCGTACCGCCCGAAGTCCACACCTTCTGGATCACGCTCTTGAGGATCGACTCCGTGAACGTGCGAAGGTTGGCGTCCGTGGCGTCCGTGCGGGTCGCATTCGGCTGCGTGGTGTACGACGGATCAGCACCGCCCGTGCCCTTGTCCGTGTTGGTCTTCAAGAAGGCCAACAACGAACCCGTCTTGCGAAGCGCCGTGCTGGTGCCAGCAGAGCCGCCATCGGCCTTCTGGTTGGTCAGCATGATGCTTTCCATGTCGCGCTTCAACTCAGCCGAGCGCTTGGCGAGCTGGTAGGCCAACTCAGAGCGACGGCCAGCCTTGTCCACCGACTCGAGCGTACCCGACAGGATCAGCGTCTTGCGGCTGACCTGCGTGTAGTTGCCGATACGGGTGGTGGGCGAGGTCGAATCAAACGACGAAACATCGTCACCTTCGATCTGCGCGTTCGTGGTCGAAGCCGCAGCGAGCGAGTCCGTCTGCCACTCAAAATAAGTGTTCTTGACGTTCTCACGGCCGATGTTCGACATGAACGGAGTCTCTTCCGGCGAGATGTTGTAGATAACATTCGACAGGGACTCACGAATACCTTTTGCGTTAAAGGTATCAAACGTATTGCCGGTCTGTGACATGACTAAAAATTCCTCAATCTAAAAATTGCTCAAACACAGCAGCCGCATCACGCGTGCTGCCACTATTGGCGAGTCTAGAAAGAGCGGTCTTAGACGCAACGACTTTGGACGACTGCGGCGTAGATGCGGCGCCAGCCCTCATCGGCTTGGCCTTCTGCATGATCTTCGGGCGCATCTGGTCACGCTTGCTCATCAGCTCGTCGTATAGCATCGCTTTACGAAGAGCAAGAACGGCTCGAGCGTCGTATACGTCCGAAATCTCTTCGACACTAAAGCCGAGTTTTCCGGTTGCGTATTCAACGATCTTCGCCTTCTCGGCACGAGCCTTTTCGACATCGCGCCATTCTGGCAAGGATTCCATCAACTTGGCACGTTCGACCTCTAGGGTCTGCTCTGCCTGCGCCTGTTCTTCCTGCTGCTGTCTCTGCACCAGAGCGGACTTCTGGGCTTGCACCCACGCGGTCTGCTCCTGCCTGGTACGCTGCAATTCGCGCTGTCTCACCCACTCAACCGGGTTCTCTTGATAAAGTCGATCCCAGTCTAGCTCGGGCGGTTGCAGATTGCGAAGCTGCGCATCAAGCGCTTCCAAAGTCTGTGCGTATCGCTGCCGCTCTTGCCGCGCAACCTCTAGCTCCACTTCGGCCTGTTTTCTGGCCTCCGCAATCGCTTGAGTCTTGCGCGTATAGTCTGCGGTGCGTGAGTAGCCCTTCAGCAACTCATCAAGCGGAACCTCAATTTCTTCACCGTCAACTTTGACGCGGAAGGTTTGGCTCGCTTGAGGTGCCTCATCGGCGTCCTCTTCGCTTTCGGTGACTTCCTCGCTATCGACCTCCGACTCGCCATCAGATGCCTCTAGCGCCTCTTCACCCTCATCCACTACTTCAGTTTCAAGCTGCTCGTTTTCGCCTTCATCAGCGGCGAGCATCTGCTCAAAAGCATCCTGTGTGGACTGTATTTTTCCGGGGGGTGTACCCGTGCCGGTTTCACTCATAACTCTATTGTGCAAGATTCAAGCGGACTATTTCCTGCCTGATAACTTGTCGATGTCTCTTTTTGCCATCACGCCGTTCTCAACGACAACGCGAAGGTGGCGCTTAACTTCCTCGAGTAGCGCTACAGCAAGCCACAAGCGCTCACGCTCGTCTGTTTCTGCTGGCTTGCTCTGGCGCCACGCCTTGAGATACTCGCTCTCAAGCGTGTCAAACGCTTCGGCCAGAATAGGATTCTCAAGAAGCTCCTTGGCCTCCGATCCTTTTCTGGCATCAATGTACGGATTTCTTTCGCTCAAGCGAGCAGACCCTTCTTCGGCCTGTTCTTCATCGCCTTCTTGAGCAACTTGCCGCCTTTGTCAGCCTTATTGAACTCTTTGGCTACCTTCATCGGTACGCCAACCTTCTTGGCGAAGCTCTTATCGTGGGCGGCCGCGGCCATAAGGCGAGCCTGTTTCATGGATTTGCTGGGCATTATTCCTCCAATAAACCTTTCTGGCCTCTCTGGCTTTTTGGCGTTGCAGCCGTAACATCAAGCCGTCTGTTTACTTCAGCAAGTCTACTCTCAAGATCTGCACTTTTACGAATATCGCCGACGTTAAATGATGGAGGGTTGGTTTCAAGAGCGGCAAGTTGCCGCCCATATCCTGCCTCTTCAAGCAATCGCCGGTATTTCGGGTCTTTTGTCAGCAGCGTTGCAAAGTCTGCAACACCTCGAATCTTTTCATCGCTAATGACGCCACTGGCGACTAAGTCGCTAATCGTGACATCCTGCCCGCTCTTCAAAAGTTTTTGGCGCTCTTCAACTGCTGGCTTAACGTAAGACCAAACTGTCTCCTGCACCTCTGCCGGAGTCCATTTTCTGCCGGTTGCTTCTTCAAGCACCTTTGCCGCTTGCCGAGCGACAACATTGGCCGCGTAATAACCTGGCCCCTTCATTCCGAGCTTTTCACCGGATGCGGCCTTTCGTGCTGCTCCAGCAAATAGCTGTTGCATCACTCCGTATGCGTTCGCCATCCATGTGTCGTTGGTAACTTCTGCCATGTCTCCAAGAAGGTTTCTCATAAAAGAGTCAACCTTCGGGCCAGAAAGGATCAACCCTTCTGGGTCTGGCGTGGTCAGCGATCGCACGCTGTTGTTCGTCCAAGCATCAAGCACTGACGCTCTGCGAACTAATTCTGCGTTTTGCGGAGACGCATCAGAGAATGCCTGTATGCGCTTCAGCATTCCGCTTTTTGTCTTGGCTTTAATGCCAAGGCGACTGCCGAGTGATTCAAGCTGTGAAAGGCTGCGATCGCTTAATGGAGACTGCTGTACGCTTTCTCCCATGATTCTAATGATTGAATCTCTGTCTTCAGGCCGCCCCGCTGCATTCCAGTTCTTCCAGACGCTCAGTGCGTTTTGCAGGTTGGACTCGACGCTTGTCTGCGGCGACAAAGAAGAGAGGAGAGCGGTAAACCTTGGCGCATCCTCTCCAAATACGGTCTTAATTGCATCGCCGCTAGTGGCATACCAGCCCAGCTTTGCGCGGCCAGCGTAGGCCATCGCCGCAGTATCCTGCGGGTTCATGGTCGGCGTGTCTTGCAGTAGGCCGCCAGTCTTCTGCGCACTCTTTGGCGAGATTTCTTGGAACTCTCGCTCAGTGAGGAACTCTCTTAGCGTTCCATATAGCTGCGGATTGCTCTGCTTCAGAGCTTCAGCCTCTTGCTCCGTAAGTCGAAGCATCTGACCGCTGGGCGCTCTAAACATGCGAGCCGGGTTCAGGAATGACGGCAAGTATTCACCGGCAGCTTGTGGGCTTTGCAGCGCCTCTGAGGCTCGCTGCATTTCCGTCTGGGCCATTTGCGTCAGCATTCCGCGCGGATCGTTTGCGAATGCGCGGCCGACATTGTATGCGCCGAGCAGTCCGCTGCGAACGGTTCCGGTCGGATCTTGAACAAAGCGCTGGCCTAGGTCGATCGCTCCGGTCGCTAGATTGCGGCCAAAGTTATAGACGCCCTGCCCAAACTCGCCAACAGCGGGAGCGCCAGCAATAGCCTCCTCAATAGCTTGCGATTCTGGGTCAAGCAGGCTGCGCCTGCGCGCTCTCATTTCAGCCATCTTTCTGCTTCCTGTAGCGTTCTAGCAAACGCCGCCCCTTGGCCACCGCGCTTGCCTTGTCCCCCTGATGCCCCCACGCCTCAAGACTTAACTTGAGGCGCGTCTTATCCCCATCCGGTTCCACCAAAAGACCCGGCATCGACCCCATGCGGGTAAGGAAACTTCCTTTCCTGCGCAGCTGCTCTGGCGTCTTTGCAGCGCCTTTTACTGGCGCCTTGAGTGTGCCTCCTGTCTGCGCTTTGTACGACGCACGACCTTTGGCGTTGAGGCCGCCAGACTTGCTCTTTCCTTCAGCGCGTTGCCAAGCCGGGGTCTTCACTTACGCTTCTTCGCCGTCTTTGCCGCAGCCTTAAAAGCCGAAGCAGTCGGCGCTCCCTTGGCTCCGGGCTTGCGCATCTTCTCGCCGCTACCGGCAGCGATGCGCTCACGCTTGGCGTGAATGTTGGCGTATAGACCTGCTTTCATGAATTACTCCTAACCGCGACCGCGTTGACGCGCCATGAGTGCAGCTTGACGCGCAGCCGCTAAGTTATCCATCGCACCCATGCTGAACTGTGGCATGGTCGTGGGCGGTTGAGCAACTGGCGCAAACTCAGGCATCTGAGCAACCGGGGTCGGCTGCATGGTCATGCTAAAGGTCGGCTGCTCCGTGTAGAAACGTCCTTCGCCGCCAGTCTCTGGTAGCACTGCCTGAGTCGGTGGCGGCGCAAAGCCCACCGTCTCAACCGGCGCCTGCACCTGACGGCCAGCGCCTTCGTCAAAACCAGCAAAGCCCGGCACAAACAGGTTGAGGTTGGGCGGGATTTGCATAGGCGGCTGAGTCGGCGCGGCAGGCGGAACCATTGGAGGCCGCGGCTGAGGCGCTGGTTGCGGAGCAGCAGGCGTTTGTGCGGCGCCGCGAGACAAGTCCTCGTTTGGCGTGATCTGCGCGGTCGGGCTTGCTGGCGATTGACCCGACAACCCAAGCGCAGCGCGCAGCGCGTCAATGTCCAACTCAAGCCCTTCAAACGGAGATTGTTGGCGCGCGCTTACATTTGCCATTTGGCGGTAATCATCTGCGCCAAAGCCTTGGCCGGTCGTAGCAAACCCGGCTTCGCCGCCAGGCTGCTGCATTCCGCCAAACTGCTCACGACTGCCGCGACGCTGACCGCCGCCAAAGCCGCGACCACCGCCAGCGCCAAACATGGACGTGGCTTGGAACGGATTAAACGACGGCTGGCCATAATACTGACCAAACATGTACTGACCAAAAAGGTCATTGACGTTCGGCTGCATCGGCTGCATGCCGTAGCCGCCAAAGCCGCCGCCAAACTGGCTCATGCCGCCAAACTGACTTACGCCGCCGCCAAACTGTGACGGCAACTGCGAGCCATAGCCGGGCATATATCCGCCCGTATAGTCAGGCATGGCGTTGTATGAGCCAAACATGCTGTAGCCGCCGCCCATGCCGGGGAATCCGCCACCAAAACCACCGCCATATCCACCCATTCCTTGATACGGATCGTAAGAACCGCCAGGAATGAATCCAGACTGCGGCTGGCTCATGCCGTACATGGGACTCATCGCCTGTTGGCGCAGGCCAGAATACAAGTTGCTCATTTTTGCACCTATGCTGTCAAATCATAAAAGGCAAGCGATCCGATTGCAGACCCTGTGCCGCTTAATATCCTGATTGCAACCGTGTACACATCACTAACTCCAGCAATCGTTGCACCAAGTTGCATGTCAAAGTTATATACCAGGTCATTTTGAGCCTGAGCGCCAGACTGGTTGCTTGAGGTGGCGTATTCGTTCAAAACAATATCGCCGCCACTCATTGCCGTTGCAGTCACGTCATAGTCAACACTGATAAATGTTGTCGTATCGTATGACGCGCCAGTCAGCGTTGCATTCCTGATCAGCGCAATCTCATACTCTCCGTTTGATATCGGCAAAACTCTAACTTGTTTAGGAAGCACCACTGACCCAAGAGAGTCAGCAGCGAGCCTAATTGACACAAGCGGCACAAACGTCGTGCCAATGCCTGTCAAAGCTGTTGTACGCCTAGCAACATTCTCAATAGACGTTTGCTCGTATCCACCCTCTGACATCACGCTTGAGCAAATCTGCTTCATGCTTGACGCGCTTGCAGTTGCTGCCGTGTTTTCAATTTCAATTCGCAACGGAAGCGTTGCCGTTTGCATGTACACCTTGGTCACTTCGTTTGCGTTATCAAACGTATGTGCCGTTATGTATTTCCCATCAATGACAAATCCAGCCCGTACTGAACCAACGCCAAGCCACTCAAAATCAATAAACATGATCTGGGCCTTGGTAGTGTCGAGCGTGATTCCGCTGGCACCGCTTCCATCAAGCGGGTCTCCATTCCAAGATGACTGAACCACCTTTCTGGTATCGTCAACAGATCCTCCGGTATATGTTCTGATAGTAAATGACAGTTCAGTGCCATTTCTCTGCAGAAACAAACCGTTGTTGGAATCAAAGTACCCAACACGCTGGCGAAGGTTGGACTTGCCCTCGTTAAACAAAAAGGTTGTTAATACCAAAAGACCTTTTCCAGGTTGATACGGAAAATATCTTTTTGTTTGCCTAACAGCTTTATCTCCAGATGCGGTTGTCACCGCAAGGCTGACCGCTGATTCATTAGTCAAAAACGTAGAAGTTGCAGAGCCAGTCAGTGATGTATCAAAAGACGGATCTGCGGCATAACGGTTTTGACTATCAAATAGCGTAAACGGCTGCGACACGCGCAACCGTCCAAAAGCGTCAAAGTTGTTTTTGCTTAGTAAATTCAAGTTTGTCAAACTGTTGATAAATTTAACTATCTCAAGCTGGTTGTTGCTAAGTATTGATAAGTACAGCTTGAGTTGATTGTTTATCTGGTTGTGATACTGCGGAGCATACGCCGCTGGCGCCACGTTTGGGTTTGGCGGATTTGGGACGATAAGCTCTTGCATGGCATTACATTGCCTGCGGCTGAATCGGCGGCATCTGAGGCGCAGGCCCAATCTCAGGGATCACAGGCTGCTGCACGCTCGGCGTCGCAGTGCGCGGCGCGCTCATCATGGCGCGGATTGTTTCCACATCCACTGCCGTGCCGCTCTTCAACTGGATCTCATACGCGCGCAGCATCAAGTCCGCTTCCTGCTTGTCTCGAGCGCGGTCATCCTCGAGAAGCATGGCCTGACGCTTCAGCTCCAACTCTGCCTGTTTGTTCTGGATGTCAGCCATGATCTTCTGCTGCTCAACTTGCGCCAAGATCATCGCCGGATCTGGCGGCGGCGGAGGCGGAGGCGGCGGAGGCGGCTGGTTCTGCGGATTCAAGAAGAACTCATCCGGGTTCTTAAAGCCGGACAGCTCAGCAAGACGCGCAAGCGTGTTGCGGTACTGCTGCGGCGTCACCATCGGATTCTGCGGCCCCATCATCTGCAGGACTTGCTCCTGCTTCTGGGATATTGAGGTCAGCACGGCAATCTTTTGCTCGTCCGTGCCGCCACCGAGTGCCACGTCAATCTCCACGTCCATCTCAGCATCCCAAGAGCGCGGATCAATCGGCACCCACTGATTGCGAAGGCGCACCACCCGCGGGCGATCTTGGTTTTCAACGACCAGCTTGAGAATGCCTTTGAACAAGGCGCGCATCCCGGTTTCTGCGAAGATCCGGGCTATCAGCTCAAGATGTTGCTGGGCAGCGCTGACGGTCGCGGCAACTGCCGCGCGGGTGGTGCTCTGTAGCGCATCGGCCTGCAAGCCCATAGCGGCCTTGCTCATCCCGGTGCGCGTCTCGCGTACTTCATCCAAGTACCCGAGCATTGGAAATGCGGCCTGTCCCACAAACGGGACAGCAAACGGCTGAACCATGCCAGGCTGGCGCATACGAATCACGCCACCGACTTCGGTGTTCAGCACGTCATCCATGTTGGCCTGACCCTCAACGACACCCACTCGAGGGTGAATCGCAAGCGAGAGCGAGTCCAGCATGTTACGCATGACGGCAGACTTGATGCGCTGCAGGTCTGCGGTCATGTCAAAGATGGAAAGCCCGATCAAAGCGTGTGGCTCTGGATCTGGGCAGAAGAGCGCAAACGGGCGATGCGAGCAAGGCTCGTTCATCACCATCTTGTATGACGGGCCGATGGTGCAGACTTTGCGCAACTCAGCGATGCCGTCGCGGTCATAATCCACGCGCATGTAGGCTTCGACATACAGCACGCGCTTATCGTCTTGCGTTCCACCCGGGCCGTAAGACTCTGCGTAAGGATTACGCGCGATGTACTCATCGTTTGAGTCCAACTCATACGCACCCATTTGAGCGCGCACTTCTTCCTCGTCGTAACCCAACGCCACCAAGTCAGAGACGCGCATCATGCGGCGGTGCGCCACCACCACCGAATCCTCAACCGAGCGCGCACGGCGGTCGATCAAAAACTCTTCGGGCGGCACTGCCTCAACTTGTACGCGGCCAGACTTATACTCGCGCTTAAGTTCGAGGTTGTAAATCTGCGGCACCGGCAACGGCATGCCCGTCATCGGGTCAACCACCGGCTGCCCGGTCATCGGGTCAACGGGCGGCTGGTACGAGGGGTCATCCATTGACTCAATGGCACTTCCCACCACGTCACGCTCGGAGAGCAGGACGGTCAGGGCGGACTCATCAAGGCCGGTGTAGTGCTCGGTCTTAACCTCGACCTTCTCTTCCCAGTAATACTTGGCCACGCCAAGCGCACCGCGTAGCGCATCCTTGAAAACGCTGTGGCAAAGCAAAAACCCGTTGTTGTCGTTCTGGAAAATCCAGTTGACGTAATCGGTCGCCTGCTCGGCGCTGGCAATGTCTTCCGCCCCACGCGGCACAAACTGCACCACGCGGTTGGAACCGAAAAACACCTTCATCAACGACGGCATGATGCCGTTGATGGTGTCGCGCACATCGGTGCTGACTACCTGCGAGCGCCCCTCTTCCTCGTTACCAAACGGTTCGCCGCGGTAATACTGGATGGCACGGGCACGAACCGGCGACAACTCAGCATCAATAAACGATACGGCGTCGGTCAGCTCTCCGGCAACAAGTGCCTCAAGTTCCGCATCGTCCATAGGCTCAAAGCCGCCCATGGCGATCTCGGTTTGCTCAATGATGGAACCGTCTTGGTTATACATAAAACCGGCACCCGTGCCGAAAGAATCCCTCCTCTATTGTCACGCGAGAAGAGACGCAATCTGATTTTTTGCTAAAGACACCAGCCACGCCTCGCGGTCTTTCACTCCGAATGACATGACATACCGCCCATCGTGCTCCACAAGGCCAGAGCAAAACTCAATTTGCTTGCCCTTGAAGTAAAACTCACGCCCTGCGTGCAGTGGCTCATAATTTGAGCCATAGGTGACAAGGCGGTGGACGTAATACACCCGGTTGCGCTCCTTGCGGCGCTGGTGCACTACCGAAAGCCACCCGTCACCGTAGCGGATCAACTGCGAACCGCCAGACCAGCGCTCTAAGTCATGGAAGCCGCCTAGGTACAGACGGCGGCGGTGCGGGGCGATCTCATACGATTCCGATGGGTGATGAGCATAGACCACACAAAGGCGGTCAGAGTTCACACACGGCGCCCAGTTTTTCTCCATTTCGCGGCCATACGGGCTGTGCAGGAACTCCAGATGCGATACCCGAGCGCCGTCCAACTTGCACAGCGCCATCGTCGTGCGTACTCGAGGGCCGTGGTGCAGGGCGCTGCAGGTAAACCACCAAGCGCCTTGCCAGTACAGCAAGCGTCCATCCTCTAGCCCATCACGCGCTGGCATCCGAGTGTGGCGCACGTCCAGATCGTCCACCCACTTAGGCGTGCCTGGCTTTAGGTCAGCGCCAACCGGCACCAAGTAATTGCGCGTATTGGGCGCCGAATCGCCGCGGAACCAGATGCCATCCTCATCGCCTAGCTCATAATTGACCGTGCGCACCAAGCACTGCAAAAACCCGTCATCGTCTTTGGTGATTGACGGGTTACACGGAGAATACTGCTCGCTCGGTATCTCAATGCGCGAGAAGGTGGACGGAGGCAGGTGATCCGATAAGACTACGCCGCCTTCGGCGGCGGGGAACCCTTCGGCGGCTCGGGCGGCTTCTTTGGCTCCGGCTTCTGCGGCGCTTTCTTGTCTAGGCGCTTCTGAAACTGCAGCACGTCGCTTGGCTTTAACATTCATCTCTCCCTCACATGTGTATGGTTGACGGCATCGGCACCGCTAGATCTTGCGTGGCCTGCGTTACCAGCGGCGGCGTTGCGGTCAACACGCGCAGGTGAGGCAGGGCGTACCACTCGAGCAGAATATCCACCGGCGTGTTGGCCGGTTTCGTGTACTGCTGCAAGGTGGGTATGGCACGGCGGCGATGCCAAATGGCTGCCGTGCAAAGCGGGTACTTTGTCTCGCGTAAGTTTTCGGACTCTTTCTTGCTCGGCTTGTCGGCAGTGCAACAGGAGTTCAAATATACCAAGTCGCACCACTCTGGAATCTCGGAGCGGATCTGCGCCCAGCGCTCGTTAAAGTTGTCAGGCAGTATGAAGTCATCCTCAAAAATCACAAACTCCTCGTGACCCTCGCGCCATGCAATCTGCCACGCGATGTGCCACGACAACACCAAGCAAGTCGCGCCTCGAGTCACATAGTAGTCGGTGTGCATCGGAATCTCTGACTTGACCTGCATGGTCTTGCCAAAGATGCCTTGGATAAAGTCCAACTCAATGCCAGCCTTCGCCGCTTGCTGGCGTGCGTGCTCTGTGCGCTCTGGCGTCTCGGCCAGAGTAATGCAGTAATACTTCACAAGCCCCTCACAAAGAACAACAACGTCGGCCGCCCCCAACTAGACCCCTGCCGCTTGTCCGTCTCTCGAAACATGCAGGAGGTGATCCAGTCACACTTGAAGCCGTTTTCGCCAAAGCGCTCGATCCAATAATCCGTCGTTTGCTCGTTGACGTGGTGGTGGCCGCCCTGCCCCGGCACGGCGTGGCACATCAGCACATACTTGCAGCGGTGCAGCGTCTTAAACCAATTCTGCTCGCACTTCTGGTCTACATGCTCCACAAACTCGGTGCAGATGCCAAGGTCATACTCGCGCTCTGGATCGTATGCGCCTTTCTCGTAATCGTTCGCCACGAGAATCTCTTTGACCGGACTTTCGGCAAGCGGGATCGGGTGGCCTTCCACGCCGCGCGCATCAAAGCCTAGGTCGTGCCACCATTTGATGTTCCAGCCCATGCCAGCGCCCACATCAATCACCGACTTGATGCCGTAGTGCAGCGCAATATATCCCCAAATGTCAGGCATCCACGTCGCGCGGTCGCCCTCTGGAATATAGCCGCCGAGATGGTCGATGCTCATACGATTCCCCTCACCTGCCGCTTGACCGGCTTGTTCCAAACGTTGGTGTATCCACTGCTCGCCGTGGCGGCGTCCGCTGCAAAGGTCAGCACGAAGGCGTCAGCCACGTCAGGCGACACTAACCCTCGCCGCTTCATGTCATCCTTGCTCTCGAGTTTCAACTTGCCGTTGCTCATAAACGAGTAACGCGGCGAAGATAGTTCATTGACCAGTCGCTCGTCACGCGGCAGTTTGCAGTCGCGCGCCTCTAACCACGCCTTCGCCTTGCTCCACAACTCAGCGCGCAGGTTGGCGTACTGCGCCTTAAGCGCTGGCGACTCACCGACGTTGATGCCGCGGGCGGGAAGTTTCAACTCGCGTAATCGATCGACTACACCTGCGCCAAGGCCGATGCTGTCCACCAAAATCTCGACCGGGCGATTCTTGAAGTCGCAGCTCTCCCACTCGTGCAGCACGGCGCCGGTGAGCGACATCAGGTCAAGGTTCTTCCACGTCTTGATCGTCTCTGGCACCACGTTGGCCTGGCGCTTACAGAGCGCAGAGGAGTCGGTTCCAAAGCGCGCCACGTCCAAGCCCCAGAGGATGGGGGCGCCGGGGTTCTGTACCACGTCACGGTCGATGGCCGCCTGCGCCAGTTCCAGACTGATCAACGTATCGTCATCGGCCAGCGGGAACTCACCGAGCACGCGTACCCGGAAGGCGTTAGACCCCTCGCCGTACCGAGCGCGCATTTCTGCAACGTACTCGTCCGACACGCGCGGCGAGTCTAGGCAAGAGACGTGCAAGTTTTTCCACTCGCCGGAGAGGCGGTGGAAAGTGTCGTAAAAGTACCCCTGGGTGCGGGTGGGGTTGCCGAGTAGCAGCGTGGTGGCATTGTGGCCGGACATACTGCCGCCCGCGGACTCAAAAACCGCCTCCGATACGCCGGGGGCTTCGTCCACCACCAGCAGCACCCACTCTGCGTGGATACCCTGCAGGGCGTCGGGCTGCTCGGCGCGGCTGGTGCGGGCGGAGATGAATGCCTCTTCCGGGCTGGCTTTTAATTCAATACGGTCGGACTTGATCTCGAGCAAGTCCCCTATGGCGGGGGGTAGCAGCTTGGCCCAGCGGCGGCATTCTCCGAAAAGCGCGTCGAACAACTGGCTGGCTGTGGGGGCGGTGACGACCACCTTGACGGGTACGCGGGTGAGCATGAACCAGAGCATGGCCCACGAGGCGGCAGTGGACTTTCCCGTTCCGTGGCCCGATCTAACGGATACCTTGCGCTCATTCGCAGCCAGAAGCCCTAGGAGCTGCTTTTGCCATGGGTCTGGTGTGACCCCTAGCACCTCTGTCACAAACGCCACAGGATCGCTGTGGTAGCGTTTTACGAAGTCCAGATATGGGTTCTGCATTTTTTTCGGATCGGCCTATGTGGGGTTACGCAAGCGCCCGCCCCCGGCAGGGGGTACACCCGGGGGGGGGGTCAGTTGCGAATCGGTCGCATTTGAGCGGGAATTCACAGGTTTTGCACAGGTTATCCACAATTTAACATAATGGGTATTATACGAACTACGATTGCGCGCCCTTGCGAATCAATGACTTACGCGCGCTTGACTGCGCGACCGTCGCGCGATGCGTGATTATGCGCATGACCGTGCATAAACCGAGTGTTATGTTATAACGTAACATCAGTCTTTAGTGTCACGCGCGCCAGCAATCGACCGCGTCGCTGTGTCGGAAGTACCGTTTTGTGGCTCAACGTGAGCAACTGTTCGCATCAAGTCACGCACCGCTTGCAAGTGTAGTTGCGTCGTGTCAGTCAGCTTGATGTCCTGCTGAATCTTGTTACCCCAACGCTTCGCATCCATTCGCTCTGCAAGCCACTGACGCGCACCGATGCTGACCTTCGCCGCATTCGGGTCGATCTGCTCCATCTCAACCTTCTCGGCCAACTGCTCAATGCGCTCTGCATTGGCAAGCGCTCGAGCGTTACGGATCAGTTCGTATTTCTCATTTAGCGCTGGATCTTTCTGGATACGATCAAACAGCACAGAGTACGGAACGATGCTGCCATCGCCAGTAAACGACCGCAGAGAATGTCCGTCGCCCAAATGAATCCAGAGTTGATCCCAGAAGTCCTGAGTGCTCATCAACTCTTGCGCCTTCTGCCTCTTGGCTCGTTTGATTGGTGTCCCTGCCATCAGTCATCACTCACATGCACATAGGTTGAAACGTCTTCATAGTCCATGTCGTAGTCAGTCAGTCCAACCACGTCAAAGTTGCTGTAAGACTTCTTTGGCTTCTCCTCCTGCAAATGCTTGCGCATGTTGCGAGGTATCGGCTTGTTCTTGATCTCGTCAGCGTAAACCCGTCGCCAGACTTTCTCTGCAGTCGTGAACCTAAACCCGCAGGTCAGGCATTCTCTGCGACGGCGCGCTTCCGTTGGAAACTGGTAGACCTTCACGACCTCTGAAGGCTTAGCGCACTTCGGGCACTTCATCTGTCTGGTAACTCTTTCTTGGCCATCTTCATCCAGTCTTCAAGGCGCTGGATCACAAGAAACTCACGCTTGTCACCGCGGCACACAACCACCGGCACCTCATAAGGCGCACAGGCTGCAACTGCCTGGTCAACCCACTCGTAGACCGCGATGGACTTACGGCGCTTCACCTCTAGCACAAACTGCCCAAGGCGAATATCGCAGCCACCATCACGAGCCTGCCCCAGCTCACGCTTTACCACCCAGCCCGTACCGGATGCGATCTTCTCGCATACCTCGCGCTCGGTTTCGGCTCCGCGTTCTCTTTGTCGCTTACCCATTCACCACCCCGCTGT